AAATCTAAAAATCAAAGCGCAGTATTTTGAAAACTACGAACCAAGTAACTGGGATGGCAAAGGTTTTGCGCCTCAGAACTGGAAGAAAAAAGGAACGCAGATATTTGACATCGAAGTAGATGACGATATGATAATGTATTCAACGAAAATAAAGCAGCATATTAAAGAATTGATAAAGTTTCAAGGTTCAAATGATTGGAAATACGAATACATTGATCATTCAATTGAATACGCAAAACCTATTGGACTAAGTTGTTTGAGGCTTTACGAATTGATTAAAAAAGAATATTAAAAAACAGCAAATGAATTATCATAAAATCACTTGGAAATCAAGCGGAGAAACAGAAGAGTGCAAGACCTTTAAAACAGCTTGTAAAATTGTCAACCTAAACTACCAGAGCGAACTAAATAAACGATCAAAGCAAAAGACCAAAACGATTGACACAGCTTTGGTAAAGGTGGAGCAGAAAGTAATGCGTAAATAAATTAATTTTGTATTATGACTGAAGAAGAATTTCAAGAAATGAATGATTTTGAAGAAGGACTGGAAGGCGCAACGGACACCGTGACTAAAATAGTAGCGGTTTTTGTGGGCATTGTAATTGCCACAGTTGCGTGTTATTTAATATTTTAAAACTTAAAGATGGCTGCACCAAAGGGAAATAAGAACGCGGAAAAATGGACAATAGAAGAAGCTGAGTTATTGTTTAAGTCATGCCTAGAAACAGCTGAGGACAAACACAGTGATTCAAATGATTTTATTGGAGAAGTAGCGCAGGAAAACAAAACCACTTTAAACCGCCTAGACTACCTTATGACTAAGTACCCTCTATTAGAAGGTGTTTATAAAGACATAAAAAACAACTGTGAGGCAAATTGTTTTAAAAACGGTAAAAAGGGAAAGATAATTCCTAGCCTTGCAATTATGAATTTAAAGTCTAATCATGGATGGACGGATAGAGTAGATAGCACTACTAACGGGAAAGACACGAACGTTAATATACCAGTCCATAAATGGCTAGATGAAGATTAAAGTCCCTAAACCCTATAGACCTTTATACAACACTGAAAAGTCTATTATTCTACTAACTGGAGGTAGAGGTTCAGCAAAGTCTTTTAACGCTGCAACTTTTGCCAAAAGGCTAACCTACGAAAAGAACCATAAACTTCTTTATACTCGTTATACAATGGACTCAGCTAGTAAGTCTATTATTCCAGAGTTTAACGAAAAAATTGAAATGGAACACGATGGTATGTACTTCAGCGTAAATAACACCGACATAACCAACATAATAACAGGAAGCCAAATATTATTTAGTGGTATAAAAACAAGCTCAGGAAACCAAACCGCGAAACTAAAATCTATTCAAGGGCTTTCAACGTTAGTAGTAGATGAAGCTGAAGAATGGGTAAATGGTGACGAATACGAGACTATCAAGCTATCAATAAGGAATAACAAAGTAAAAAACAGGGTTATCATAATAATGAATCCATCGACTAAAAACCATTGGGTTTATGAAAAATACATCGAAGGAACAAAGACATTCATAGAGATTGAGGGGGTTCAAATACCTATATCAGATCATCCAGAAGTTGAACATATACACACAACCTACCTAGACAACATAGAACATCTTTCAGAAGAATTTCTAAGGGAAGTGGAATATTTAAAACAAAACAGCCAAAAAACATACAGACATAAAATATTAGGCGTTTGGAGAAATACCAGTGAAGGCCAAATATTAACACGGTGGCAACGAGGTAAGTTTAACGACTCACTTAATTATGTGTTTGGTTTAGATTGGGGATGGACTGACCCGTTTACGCTAACAAAAATAGCGGTAGACAAAAAGCAAAAAATCCTTTACGTTAAGCAAATTGCATACGCTTCAAATTTATCGATGCCGAATATTTTAAGCGTGATACAATCCAACTGCAAAACTGATGATTTGATTGTTTGCGATAGTTCAGAACCATTAAACATTGACCAGTTAAGGCAAGCAAATTACAACGCAGTCAAAGCCTATAAAAGAGCAGGAATTGTAGCGGAGCGACTAAGATGGCTGCAAGAATATCTGATAATTGTTGACGATTCTCCTGACATTGAAAAGGAGTTGAATAGCTATATTTGGAGCAATAAGAGGGCAGAGCTACCAGTAGACAGGGATAATCATTCTATTGATGGTATTGGCTATGCTTACACACAGTTGCATCTTTGGGGGCTATAAGATAAATTTTGGTTAATTTTGCATCTAAAGGTATAAATATGTCGTATAATGATTTTGGTAGACGTTTAAGGGATAATTTACAGGCATTTCCAAACAATTTTTTTAAGATTGGCGAAGGATTAAACGGTTCTACAATATCAGATCAGGAGGCAATTCAAAGGGGTTACTTAGGAAGCGCAGTTGTTTACACAATAATTAAACGAATATCTGTAGCAATTGCAAATCTACCTATCTACATTTACGATAAGAATACAGGGGAAGAAATAACAAGCGGAGATGTTCACGATTTTGTTTACAAACCTAATGACTTTCAATCCTTCAATGAGTTTTGGGAGCAATTAGTTACCTTTTATGAATTAACAGGTGAAGGCTACATTTACAATGATGTTGAGTCTGTTGGATTTATGGGAGGTAGACAAGTTATTTTGCCGCCTCAAAACGTAGATATTAAAAACTTCGATTTAAGCATTTTGAGCAAAGTAAAGTCATACAATTTTGATAATGCTTTTAAAATTGAAAAGCTAGAACCTGAGTTTGTTATGCACGTGGCAATGAACAACCCAACTATTGCAGGGCTGCAAGACAAAAACGGATTATCTCCACTTCAAGCCGCTCAGAATATATTAAACGCATCAAATAACATTGAGATTGCCTTAAGCGAATATTTTGAGAATAGAGGTGTAAGTGCATTAGTTAGTGCTGCAGGTGATGCAGGTCAATCAATGCAACCAAGCGATCAAACATTTCTACAAAAGGCTTTGAATAGGGTAATAGGAGGAGCAAATAAAATGAACAGTGTCCACGTTATTAAAACACCTGTAACCGTTCAACAGCTTAATGCATCGTCAACCGATATGCAGACGATTGAAAATAAAACTCAGCTAATTCGTGAACTTTCTGCGGTTTGGGGATTGCCTTCAGTATTGGTAAATGATAACGCAACAGCGACTTACAACAACGTGAAAGAAGCAAAGAAAGAAGCTTATTCTGAACTATACATTCCTACGTTTTACAAGATTGCTGCAGCTTATGAGCGTAAGTTTTTAAGTCAATTTGGCGATTATTGTCTAGGCGTTAAGACTTCGGAGATTGATGCTTTAAACCCAACACCAACAGAGCGAAGAAAAGAAGCGAGGGAAGACGTTAAGGCTGGAATCATAACACCAAATGAAGCAAGGGCAGAAATAGGCTTAGAAGAAATTAACGAACCAGCAATGAATGAAGCAAGCGCACCTTCAAAACAAACGACACAAAATGAGCGATAAGATAAAGGTTGTTAAGGTTGATAAGGAAAAGCTATCTAAGTCTTTAAAGGCTAAGAAGAAGGCGATTGAAAATAAGAAAATCATCAGGAAATGAATATCAAAGAACTCATAAAAAACAAGGCTGAAATTATCAAGCTGAAGAAAGCCCAATTAAAAAAAGGCGATATAATTAGTTTTGATTCTAAAGCCGAAATAACAACGAAAGCCGATGCTTATACTCCAGATACAGAAACCGAAATATATAGAACAATTGTCGGTAATACATATGGATTTATGGATAGCCACGATGACGTACACTTCAAAGGAATTTTCTCTAAATCAATCAAAGAAAACGGAACAAAAGTCTTACACCTGCACGACCACGTACACGAATTAGCCGCGAAAGTTGGCACACCTTTAGAGGTTTATGAAAAGGCAGTTTCTTGGGCTGATGTAGGCTTAAAAACAGGAGGAATGACAACCGCTTTATTAATGGATACTAGAATAGAAAAGGAAAGAAATCCTAATATATTTAAGGACTATTTGAGCGGTTCAATTAATCAACATTCTGTTGGAATGCAATATGTCAAAATAGACCTAGCTGTAAATGACCCAGAAGAAGAAGAAGAATATTCCACATGGAACAAATACAAAGACGAAGTAATAAACATAGAAAAGGCTGAGGATCAAGGTTTCTTTTGGGCAGTAACTGAGGCAAAACTGATAGAAATTAGTTGTGTGATTGCTGGATCAAACGAATTGACACCAACCCTAGAATCTAAAACTTATGACTTTGAGGCTTTGAACGAACTAAGCGAACAAGTCAAAATCAACCCAACTAAAGAGAATTTTTTGCATTTTTGCAATCAATACAAGGCACTTCAAGAAGGCGAAGCCGTTGTTAAGACACTTCCAGAGATCGAGAAGCCGCAGAAATTATCTAATTTTTATTTATCACAAATTTAAAATTCATTTATTATGAAGAATTTAAACTTTGCGGCATTCCTAGAAACTAAAAATATCTCTAAGGAATCTTTCGCATCAAAAACATCAGAAGAAAGTGCTGAATTATACGCTCATTATTTAACTGATATTGCTAAATCAATTGAAGAAGC